GTAGCAATAGACTCATAGGAGTTGGTGCTGCCACCGCCAGACTCTAAGAATGGAACGATTGAATTAAGCAACTGCGCCCACCACATACCAAGTATCGGTAGCAACCTTGATGCAAGCCGCGCTCTTGTATTGAGCAAGAGTAGGGCTAGCAGCAGTAGCGCCAGCTGAAAGCACTGTGGTAGTTCCGCTAGTTACTGCGCTGATTGTGCAGACTCCAGCGCCCTTATTTAGGACTGTTAGGGTAGTGCCTACTGGAAACGCCACTGAAGCGTTTGTCGGGATCTTAAAGGCTACTGCTGTGGCCTTGTTCATAGAGGTCAAAACCTGATACTGGTCGTTTAGAACCGCTGTGTAGTCCGCTGTCTGGTCTGCCGCCACGTTGAAAGTGGTCAAGCCGTTATACATAGCAGCAGAAAGCACATCGCCTGTTGCCGCTGGAAATCCTGTTGCCATTGTTGCTCCTAGTAAGTCATAGCGCTAACTCCAATTATACCTTGTTGGGCGTTTCCTATGATGAAAGCGTCCACCAGCGGTTCGGAGAGCGTAAAGGTTGTCTTCCACGAATTTGGTGTAATGTCGTGAGCAATTCCCACGACTTGTAGGGTCTTATCGATTGTGCTTCCGTCTTGTCCGATATTGATAAAACGGACGTTTGAGAAGTAATCGAAATCTAAAGCTGCGACGATACCGGCAGCATAGTCTGGAGTGGTTAGATCAAGAGTAAGCGAGTCAATACGAAGCGTGGTTTCGGCTCTGGTAGCCACATAAGCGCGAGCGATATTAAGAGCGTCTGCGTCAGTCTGGACAACTAGATTGTCGTAATTAACAGAGTGAGGGAAATACTTGCTCACAGAAGCAGCATTAGAAGCGCTCTGCGCCGTTCCACCGACTCTGGTAATAGTTGCTTGGTTAATGATTAGCTTGTCGTCAAAGGCTGGCTGGAAGTCAAAATAAGAGATGCCAGTGCCATCATTAGCAAACTTGGTTGGAGTAGCCGCTGCTGCGCTCTCGACTGTCTGACGGCTTAGGAATGTAGCGTTACCTGCTCCGTCCATATAGAACGCGCCCTGCTCGCTAAATGCGCAGTTTTGGATAGCAGCAAGGGAAGTTCTAAGAGTTGATGGGTCGGCTTGAACTGTGGTTGAACCAGTAGCGATAGCTCGCATAGAACTAGGGAAGTTCACCTGATCTAATATCTTGCCGATACGCTGACCAGTCGTTTCACCTGCGCTAGTGCCTGATACCGCAGTGATACCAGCCAAAGCAAAGAGACGGAAAGCATCTGTGCAAACCAAATCCACATAACCAATTTCTTGATTCTTAGGATATGAATAGTTATAGGCAGTGATATAGCCAGAGAATAAGAAGTAGCCAGAACCGCCATAGTTGGCCGTAAAGCGTATCTTTCGGTTTGGTGTTAAATAGCCGTAATAAGGGGAAGCGGTGTTAGACGGATTCCAGTCGCCGTTCGGATCAACGATTCGGAATGTTGCCTGTGCTGCTTGGAACTCACCTTGTAAAAGGTTATAACCACCAGCAAGGGTAGCCTTAACGCATTGGTCAGAAACGTCCACAATTCTGTCGCCAGTTGAACTGCTGGCTAAGGTGTTAGTTCCTAATATGCCGTTCTTAGGGTCGCCGATAATAAAATTTCCGTAGCCGAAAGTTGGGCCATCGGTGAAATATACGACGAGGTTAGGTTTGATTGGATACGGAGCGGCCATTACCAGCTAAGTCCGCCCGTGTTACGAACTAGGCGTGTGTTAATGCCGTTCGCTGATGCCTGTTGAGTTGCGTCTGTAACCACGCTGATAAGTCCAGAAGTATTATCCACAATAGTTACAGTTACGTTTTGAAGATTAGGGTTACCTACGCCATAGTTGCTTACCACGTTAGGGTTAAATGGGGTTCCAAGAATTGAAGTTACGTCGGTTTCGGCCGCAGCGTTCGCTAAGTCGGTGTTGAGGATATTAGCCACAGCCTTATCAACCATAGCCTGACCTGCCGCTGCCTGTGCTTGCTGTGCTGGACTTAATAAACCATTAAGTTGAAGCAACTTTGCTAAAGCATCTTGTAAATTCTTAATATTGATTAAATCAATAGGTTGGATATTTTTAAGAATGTCTGCGATAGAAGATGCAGTTTTTTCTGCTGATTGATAAAGACCTAACTGCTTATATTCAAGGTCAATTTTTGCAGCTAGAGCGGTAGCGCCCTCAACGTCCTTGTTCTGGATAGCAGTTTCAAGGTCAAGAATATCTTTCTTAAGATTAAGACGGATTTGGTCTTCCGTGCTTAACTTGCCATTAGCAAGAGCGGCTGCGATTTGGATTTGCTCGTCATTGAAAATCTTGGCAGTCTGTAAATACTTAAGTGAAAGCGCGTCTAGCGCAGCCTTGTCTTTGGCTTCTTTGGTAAGCGCCTTAGCGGTTGTTAATTGTGTTTTTTGTATAGCAACAGTCTTAGAAGCGGTTGCAGCGGTGTTCTTTGCATTGGCAGCCTTTTTGGCTTCATAAGCAGCACCAATAGCCTGTAAGCGACCGATAGCAGAAGTATCTAAAGCAAACTTGAAGACCTTGCCAAGAACTCCGATGCCCGGAATTGATTTAACCAAAGTGGTTAATTGAGAAGTAAGAACGCCAATACCAACGATAGTGTTTGAAATATATGTAGCAAGACTTCCCATAGCATTGATAACGCCATTGAAGTTAGAGTTTTGACCTAGTAGGCTAAAAGCATCTACTAAACCCTTACCTACTGTTTCTTTCATGTTGTCGAAAGCGACATTAAGGCGATCTATCTTGCCTTGATAAGTGTCTGCCGCGGTTGCAGCTTGTCCAGTAAAGTTTTGATTTAATATAGAGATAATCTGGTCAAAAGATTTACCCTTAAGTTCGGCTGCCGATAAACCAGCACCTAAACGCTGTAAAGCCGTAGTATTGCCAAGATAGGCTTTAGATAGGGCTGTGGTTACGCTCTCTAAATCTTTGCCAGTTCCAGCAGATACATCTAAAGCAGTTTGCAATAGCGCTTGGCTCTTGGTTGCATCGCCAGTAGCAATAACTAACTGACCAAAAGCAGGGCGAAGCTTCTCGTCTAAGACTCCATATAGGGCTTCGGTCTTGGCGATATAGTTTTCGACCATAGCGGTTTGATAACCCTGACCGACATTCTCCAAAGTCTTGGCAAGGACGGCTGCTGCTTTCTGATCTGCCGCAAAAGCCTTTACAGATTCTTTACCAAACTGTGCAATTTTGTAAGCAGAAAAGGCTGCCGCCATTTTCTTACTAAGAGCATTAACAGCTTTATCAAGAGAGTTAGTAGAAGCTTCTGCCTGTTGGAATGCTCTGCGACCTGTAAATTCGGAAGCAATATCGATTCTTAAATTAGACATTTGTAGCCGCCTTAAACTTTGCCGCTGCCTTTTCTATGGCGCGGATAACTCCATCTTGTGCTTTACCCTGATTCTCGTCATAAGCGCGGAAGATTCCTCGACCAGCCATCTTGCCAGAGCCAGCCATCTTTGACGGATACTTCGCTTCGATATTCTTAACGAATACAGAGTTAGGGTTTTTACGACCTGCGGTTTCCCAAATAGCACCAGCAGCGGTCTTATTGAAAATAGAAGCTAACGCCCTAAAGCCTCGGTTATTAGGCTTGCTAGGCGTGGTCTTGTAAGTAATTCCACGCTTCGCAAGTGAATAGTCATAATAAGGGAACTTAGCATTAGCGCTCTTGTTGGAAGATGACCAGTTAGAAAGCGTTTGGCTAGAAGTAGGTAAGAAGCCGCGAGCCTCTTTAACGATTGGCTTTAAGAAGCCAGCAATTTCTTTCTGGGTTTCTTTGGCTAGGTCGGGTTCGAATTTGCGCAAAGCTTTTCTAAGAGCGACCGCGCCCTCTAGCTTTACTGGCATCTTCTATCCTCTTACTTCTATCCTTAAAATAAGCCATTATGGCATTCCACATATCTGGCTCTAATTCCATTAAATACTGTGGCGCAATTCCAGTTTCGATAGCGACTGCCGCTATTTGGTAATGCCTAGAATCACGCGTTAGCCATTTGGGTTATCAGCTGAACTCACTTCTACGCTTTCAAGCGTTTCTAGGAATTCATTGCCAAATGGTTTTACAGTAACGCCAGATCTCCGTAAGCATTCATGGGCGAGCCAATAAATATCTGACTGCTTCTCGTCTTCCATGAACGCTTTACGGAAACCCTTTTTAGCGTAATTTTCAAATGCAAACTCAATCGCAGGAGTGACGACGCATTCATCGACTTCCCCTGAAACCCTTTTGATTGTTAGTTTAATCATTTTAGCCCTTTGTTATTTAATTAGAACGTGCCTGAGTTGGTGATTGCTACTACGCCGTTGATGGTGAAAGTCAAGTCCTGTGTAGACATATCGCCAACGTTGCCGTTTACGTCTGTGGTCTTGTTTACTAATACAGAGAATGTATATAACGGGTTAGTTGCTGATACAGCAGTTCCCTTGTCCTGTAAAAGAACCATAGTAACTGTTGTTCCCCATGCAGCAGCCAAAGTAGAAGTTACGTTAGATGCAGCAAGGTCGTTGAAAATTGAAAGTGTTACAGATGATGCTTCCAAGCCCTTGGTAAATCGTCTTGCGAGATCTCCCATAGCTGTTACATCGAGTTCCTCAAAGGAACGATTAAGTGTTACTGCTGAAACGTGGTCGCTAATATCGACTGAATTGATTTTAACGCCAACTTTATTGTTTAGAAAAACAGCCATTTGACTTATTCCTCATCTTTCTTAGCGGTTGGTTTCGGTTTTGCTTCTTCGGTGATCTGGCCGACCTTTTTTAGGAAAGCCAAATCTTCTGGACTCATATCGGCCATGATTACTCCCATGCTTGAATTGAAGTTATAGTTATATCGCTAGTGAGCATTTGACCTGCATCTGTCGGCAAGACAGACGGCTCGGAAAATGAACCTATACGAAACTGAATGTCGCTCTCATAGAGCTTGTTTAATACGCCTAGCATGAAGCCCTCGATATTTCCCAAGTTACCTTGATTATCTAAAAGAGGAACGATTAGACGTAATTTGAAATTTACTGTTGCATCGATATTCCAAGTGTTATTGCTTGGAACGACATAAGGGTCGTCTGGAGTAATAACAACAGAATTAGCCAACGGCGTGGCAGGTGGATAGGAAAACACCTGCCACACAGTTGGGTTTACTAACGCTGCGGCAATATCGGATCTAAGGGTTGCGACGGACATTAACCCACCATACCTCGCGGCGATAGAAACGGCGCAAGCAAACCACGAACGCGACCTAGTAGGCCGTTACCCATGCGATAAGGACTTGGTGTGCCATCTGGGCTAACGCCACCAGCGTTTGACTGCTGCTTGCTCTGCCACATATCGATAGCGATTTCTAAAGCTGCTAGACGGACTAGAGGTTCGTCTTCATAGGCGGTAACTGTTGTTGGTGTAACTGCTACCTTGCCATAAGGTGTAATTAAATGATAATTATCGTCGGCTTCGTTGGTTGTCCATTGGATCATAGACAAACCATTTGGAAAACTATTTCTTACGAATGGATAGATTGCCCACCAGTTAAAAGTAGATGAGCCAGAAGACCACGGAAAAGTTCCAGTGACTGTGTGAGTTCCATTGTATTTAGTGCCGCAGTTAGTGATAGTCACGCCTTGGCCTGCGGAAATTGGAAGTGGAGCAGATAGAACGGCAGTCGCATAACCGCTTTGAATTGCTACTCCGATAATCGGATATTCATTGTGCCAAAGTTGTTTACGGATTAAATCGGTAGCAGCTTGGCAAACGAATTCAATATCTACATCTGAATAAAGCTCTTGAATACCAATAGTGGTGCGCACTTCTTCGACTGTTACATAGTCTGCCATTTGGTATTCCTTTCTTTAGGGAGTTACCCCAGCAGCAGGGCTTCTAACTGCTGGGGACTCCGACTTAATTGCTCGCTAGTTAAGCGATATTGAAGCGACGAACGCCAGCAGGGATAAGAACCTTACCTGCGCCGTAGCCGTAGATTGCGGTCTGTAGTGCCATATTGCCTGTTGCGTCTGCAACGTGGTTTACAGAGAAGTATGCAGTTGGAGATTCCCACCACATAGCTGTCTCTGGAGCAATTAGGAACATTGACTCATCGTCAAGACCTGTTGAAGTTCCAGTGATGAACTTATCTACATAAACATCTAGACCAAGTGCGTTGCCCTTGATTGATGTAGGAACGATTTGACCGCCAGCGTTGAACTGTGGAGATGCGATTGTGTAAAGTGGGCGACCTGTTGTATCAGCGTAGCCTTGTAGCTTGCCCCACCACTGCGGAGAAATCGCGATGCGATCTGCGAAGTATGAAGAACCTGTGTAAGCTGCTGGACCCTCGGTTGCTACGAAAGCTTGGAAGTCTGCTGCTGTTACGCCAGCTGATGCAGTTGCCTGTGTGCCTTGTGATGTAAGGATAGATACCATGTAAGCATCTGTAGCCTTATCGTAAGCGCGCTTCAACTGAATTGCTAACTGGTCGAAGAAGACAGGGTCAGAACGCTCTAAAAGTTCTAGCGTAATAACCTGTGAACCTGCGAACTTCTGAACTGCTACTGTTTCGTAAGCAGAAGTCATGCCTGTTGATGATGGTGCAACATCTTCACCTGTTACCGCTACTGTTGGAGCAGTTGAAGAACCGCCACCTGCTGAGGTAACCAAAGATGGGATATTGATCTGCATACCAGATGAAGGCAAGGCAGCTTTCGATACAGCATCAATTGTGCTTCTTCCGAAGTTTGTATTTGATACGAAGTTGTTTAGGTATTGAATTGGATTGAAAGCAGGGTTTGTAGAACCGATTGAGTCGGTTGCTGCTGTTAGACCCTCAGCCTTAGCTGCTGCGATCCATTCTGCTGATTCGTGGTTGCCAGTTGCAGCCTTTAGTTCATGCTCGATGTAACGGCCAGCAGATGTAATTCCGTGGCGAACGCGAGACGATGTAACGTAAGGAGCCGCAGCCTGAATTGTTGGACGTGAGGCTTCCGCTGATGCTGCCTCTGTCGCGGCTGGAGTGGTGTCTTCCACTTTTGCCTCACTTTCGGTTGTGGTTGGTGTTTCCTCTGAAACTTCTGTTTCAGAAACTTTTTCTTCTTCGACGACTTCTTCTGATTCTTCTGCTGCAACATCTACGACGCGAGCATTATCGAATGCAGGAGATTCAACGAGAGAAACTTCTTTTAGAACTGCTGATGAAACGATTAAAACTCCGTCTTTACGTTCTGATGCGCGAATAACATCGACGCCTACTGAAAGACCATCTAGCAAGCCCTCGGCTGCTTTGATTAGGAAGTTTTCGCCATCGCGTGAAGCAGAAACTTTGAAAGTTCCGTTCATGCCTGTCGAAGTTTCATTGATTGATTGTGCGCGACCAATTACGCCAGAAGCGGTCTGTTGGTGCTGTGCGAGAAGCTTTACTTTGCTTACCGCTGGAACTTGGATAGATCCTTTTTCGAAAATTACGCGGCCAGCGCTTGTATTTCCGATTTCACCAAATGGCACAATTTGGCCAGAGATGATTCGGCGCTCTGAGTCGGCTGCCTCGATTGATGAGCTAAAAGTTAGGTGGGTTTTCAACTTCGTTATCTCCATCTGGTGTTAAATCTTCCATTTCCTTAGCCTGATTAACGTCAATTAGACCAAGTGTTAGAAGCTTCTCGATTACGTTCAAGCGCTCCATCGCGTCAGCCTTTAAGAAGGTGTCGTCGATTGAGAATTTAACGACCTGTGAACGTGGAGTGAGGTCGTCCATAGAGAGGCGAGATTGGATTACCTCGATATATGGATAAAGTGTGTAAGTCATGAAATCCTTACGAGCATCGATAACATTCTGATAAGTCGAAGACTTTAATTGTTCTGCATCGATCATGTGAGTCGGCACGTTCATAGCGCGAGCAACTTGTGTTGCTAGGTATTGTGCTGACTCGTTATAAGTCATATCCTTTGGAGAAAATTGCGTAGCAACATAATCCAAAGTAGAAGTTAAATAAGCAGTAGCGCGGTTTTGACGTGCAGACTTCCAAGTGTTCAAAAGGCCTTGAACCTTGTCGTCTGGCAAGTCAGCGCCATTGTTTTTAATGTAACCAGATGGCTGCGGTGTTTGTGTCGCGATATTTGTAGCAAGGTCGATGTCGATAGCGCTCTTAATTGTTCGCGCTGCTCGCATTAGCAAGCCTTGATCTAACATCTGGAAAGTAACTAATGAGCCGACTCCCTCCATTGGAAGTTTCTCATTGTTAATCATGTAATACTCGACGTTCTGATTCCATTGGTCAAGCTTTACTGTTACGCGGTCGTTCTGTATCCACTCAAAGCGAGCAGGACGTCCGTCGTCTGCATAAACTTCTTTAACCTGCCAATAAGCAACGCCGTAGAAAATTAAACTATCAACAGTCCACGCGATTGTGTTAGATCGTGGAGAACGCTTATCTGGTTGCTTTAGCCATACTGGAGATGGTAATTCCTCGCCAGTTGCTAAGTCATAAAGTTCCATCGGAATACCAGCAATAGTGCCAGCAATTAAATTGCGGCAATTAGCAACAGCAGGAACAGACATCGCTTGTAAGCGATTGATTGCGTTAGCGTAATTGTTCCAACCGCCTAAGCCATAGTTACCATATAGCTGGCCGTAAGGTGCATCGAAGACCGCAGGTGCGACCTGAGCAGTTATTCGGGTTGCTGGGACGTTAGATGCCTCGACTGGTTGCGCTGGCACAAATTTATCCCAAAAACCCATAACATATAGTATAGCGTCATTTGCGTCAAATTATATAATTATGATAGATGGTGTCGATTGTGGCTTGGTTAGTTCCCAAGTAACCATCGCGGCACTAATAGCGCCAGCGACAGAACCAGCAGACTTTCGACGGACAATTCTCCAACCAGCATCATTAGTTTTCATAGCGCAATTATTCATATGATCCACGAATTCCTTTTGACCGCTATGGACGATGCGATTATTAACCAAAGCTTCTGCTAGGTCGGAGCAAGCCTGATAAAAGTGCTGACCAGAGCAGTCTTCCGTCATTACGCCATTGTTTTGTAATCTTTGGGCGATAGTAGCGGTGGCGTATTTATCAAATAGAAGCTTCTGTGGGTGGTATTTCTTAACCCAAGACATAATTCCGTCTGCCATCTTTAGCTCGTCGATACCGATTTCGCTAGTCCATAATTCCATGATTCCGACGCCAATTTTGCCGTCTGGTAGAAGCATCCCTGCCACCAAAGCGCCATCTCGCTTGCTAGGGCTTACGTCAATAGCGAATACAGTAGGCAAGCCAATAGGCAGCTCTAAATCTGGATCAGTTGTAGCCTCGATAGTGCCGTTAGCCCAAGGACTAACAAGAGAGTCAATCCAAGAGCATAGAACTTCCGTCCTTGTTGCTTCGACTGGGTTAGTCGCAACTGCTTCCGCGATGACGTCTTCTGTAATCGTTTGACCCAGTGCAGGATTAGCCAAATACCAGTTTTTCTTGTCCCAGATATCACAGCCCTGTGGAGCGCTATATTCATACCATGCAAACGTAGGCGATGGATAAGAGAGCGCTCTTTCGCGTAGGTCATTAAGGACTTGACTGAACGCATCGCCAGCGTTTGACGTAACGAGCGTTTGAGCATTAGGTCTTGCTCTAGTAACTGGACGAGCAGCTGTCCATGCTTCGAGAGTAACTTCTCGTAACTCGTCAATAAACAGTAAGTCAGCAGTCTTGCCACGGCTACCATCACGCGTAGCAGCAACGATTTCATATCTTCCACCATTCTTAAAAGTAATCATTTCTTGGCCGTTTGCCAGTCTTGGCTTATGAGCTAACTGTTCGGCAAGGAAGTCGTTAGTCTGAATTATGTAGGCGACTTCTCGGAAGTTATCCAGAGCCATATTGCGATTAGAAGACATCGCCACGATGCGTTCGCCGTTTAGAAGACCCCAAAGGATACGCATACGCGCTAGGTGAGTCTTTCCGTTCTGGCGAGCGATGAGTAAACCAATAGTCTTACGTTTGAAGTTCCCGTCCTCGTCCACTTTCATCATGTCCTCGACGACCCACTTCTGCCACTCCATTAAAGGCATACCAATACGATCTGCGAGTTCGATTATCTCGTTACCGCGTGATTTTCCCTTTAGAAGCGGAGTGTGAAGCCGTGGAACGTGCTGTAAACGTTTCTTCTTAGACCCCTGAGGCTTTGGGTCGGTTTTGCCCTGTAAGTCGCTCAAATCGGCTCCTATGGCTTCTGAAAGGGACTTGTGGGCTTGGTTGAGGTCGTCTTAGGGAGAGAAGAGTCAAGAAAGGCAGGGGGGGTAGCCAATCCCTCAGAAAAAAACGCTTTCTTTGCACCCTTGCGACTGTTGCATGACTTATGTGCAGCGGCTAGGTTCTCCCTATCCCATATATCGCCACCATGCACACGTGCAACTATATGATCCACTGTGTCTGCACCATCACCACCACAGATGCTACATATGTAACCATCTCTAGCAAGTATCTCTATGCGTAGCTTCTTCCATTTGCCACTAGCTAGTTCATTACGCTTTCTTGTCGTTGGCATAGAAGCCACTACCTTTGAACGATATACCAAATGGACTATAGACCCTAGCCATATCACCATTACATACACTGCATTTAGGCTTAGGTAATTGCTCTTTAATACTAACGCTTATCTCCTGTGTGATACCACAGCACTTGAATTCGTATGTAGCCATTACCACCAATAGTTCCTCTGCCAGAAGCTCCATGCTTTGCAAGGGCTTCCATATCTGTAATTCGAATAGTCTATTGCTAATAATACCTGTTCATAAGGATCTAAGCGCTTAGCGTGGCTGGCTAGGAACTGCCATGCTCCATAAGCGCCTGAACTCTTATTAACTGCTGTATATCTGATATTAGATTCTTTAATAGCAATTCTGAATAGACATTCTGCTTGTTGTTCACCAATCATGCTTGTCGCGTAAGCGAATGGTGTCTTTTGTTGCAAGGTTGTCGCCTGACCTGCAGGGCTTGCACTGCATAGAGCTATCCCAATAGCTATCAGCACCCCCCGAGCTAGCCGCAGCGCGGCTCGGGGTGAGCCTCTGAATAGGCTCTGCCTTAATAGCGTACTGATAGAGTCAAGTCTTAAATCCATACAAATCCTCTCAAATCGGACATTTATATAATGTGATTTTGATTACTATTTGCCCTTAGCTTCTATTGCTTCACAAACCCAGCAGTCGTCTCCTTTGATTATTAGTTTTCCACATTTGCAATACACGATAGAGTCTGGATCATTCTTCTCTGAAAGCATAGGCATCATGTCGCCTAGACGTGCTATGAACACATAGTCTTCGACGTTCTCGCCTTGTCCATTGCAGCGCAATACTACGAACTTTAACTTACCCTCGTCGCGCTTCTTTTGTTGGTCTATCCAAGCTTTTGGCTGAAATGCTGCCCTAGCTTTGACCTCAATATCAAACGGAGTCCCGACCACATCGCTACCAGATGCCCCACTACCTACAACAGTCGCGCTTCCCCATCGCTTCTGAAAGTAGTTGGCAACGACGTGTTCGGTTCTCCTGCCCCGTAGCCTACGACTGTTATTTACCATCTGTCAAACAATTCATTCCAGCGAGCTTGAAATCTGTTCATTTCTTCTTCACAAGAGCAATTTCCTATACAAGCATTTTGATGAAAATATTTCATAGCTCCATAGGCGTCTGCAAATATATCCTCATCATCATTACCAGAATTAGTCCAGCAAGTTCTACACCAAGAATGGTATTCACCGCATACACATTCAGAAAAGATAATCTCGCCATGAAAATTACAATCGCATAGTCCAGAATTGATGCCTTGGCCTAGGCCTGTCCATTTATGTTTCATTGTCTAGTCCTCAAATTGCTCGTAGAAGTCGTTAATCCATTCCTGCTTCTCTAGGCAGGCTTTGCAGTATCTATCCAGAGGCACAGCTTCTCGTACATCACATTCCCAGCATGGGTTCACTAGCTTGCTCATAAGTGCTTCCTAACGATAAAAGCGCAATCTCGGTGATACCAACAAATACCGTGACCATCTATATCTACATCGCTCAAACAGTATTCTATGCAAGCAGTTTCAATTTCTTTGGCTATTTGTTCGCGTAATTCTTGCTCGTTCATGATTTGTTCACTCCCTTGCATCGGAAGCACTCCCAAATAACGTCATTGATACCTAGGCTTTGCTCATATTTAGTAGCCATATTGATTTTGACCATTTCTGACTCAGCTCTAGGCTCATTACAGCTATCGCATACCTCTATCTTCTCTGAGTGCATTGGCTGAGGGTCGCCTAAATAGATAATCGTTCCGTCTGGGCGATGAATCTCTAAATATCCCATTATTGTAATTCTCCATTTTCAACACGTGGCTTAGGTGGTATCCAGCGACCTGCATTATCTTTCACATACCAAATCGCTGGGCATTGTTGGTCGCGTGGAGCGCGGCATACATAGCCAAAGTAAGGTTTATTGGTCTTACCTACTCCGTCTTGTTTAGCCATCGTTCCATGCTGGCAGCTTGGTATTTCCTCTGGCTTAATGCCATCGTTTAATTGCACTAGAGCTTCATCTAGATTTACTGGCATATCCTTTTGCTGGATAGTCCACGGATCTACTGGGTTCTCTACCGGAACTTTGTCTGCAATTCGCTTCTCGAACTTGTTAGGCTCTCGATTAGCGACTTTAGTCATTTCTTCTCTAGAAGCTCGTTTGCCTTTTGTAGCATATCCAGCATTTGCGAGAGCTCGTCCGATAGCTGATGTTTCGCAGTTTTCAAGAGCAGATGTGGCATTAACACCTCGGTCTGATATGTGTTCAAAAGCGAGGCCACTAGTCCAGTAACGAGCGTCTGCTTCTGTTCTAAAGATACGAGCAATAACAATAAATCTTGTAGGTGTTGCTTCGATAAGTTCGGTTTCAATTCGTCCATCTGGGTTCTCTTTCCAATACTTTTCTAAACGCTGTTCTACTGTTTCGTAATCTTCTAAGTTAAAAGCCATTATTCAACCTCTTTCATTTTTACTAATGCTGCTGCTTCTGCAAGGTAGCAGATGGCGTCCAAATAATTGTCCAAATGGTCAGGACTGTTGATGATCCGTGCGAGCTTGACTGCGACCATGTCCAAACACCAGCCCTCTGGGGTTCGTCGTTCTTCGTTGATAAGCTGCTGGATAGACGCAGTTCGTATCGCTGTAACGTGAAAGTCGTCGTATCGCGCTTCACGCTGGAGCAAGATGTCATGAGCTTCATTAAGGACGTCATTAGCGTTCATTGTTCGCTTTCCAAGTTTCGTAACGGCCGTGATTTTGACCTACGCCGTAACCGACATCGTAACCTTTGCGATACATGTCGGTATAAGAATCTTTACGCTCAAAACGACCTAAAGTAAAACCAATACCAAATATAAACATCATTATTAAAGTTAAAATTAAATCTAAATTCATAATTTCCTATCTGCTTGGGAGTTTCCCTCACATGAGTAGGGTAAGCGATAAATACTAAGAAGTTATGGCGTGGCGTATAACGATTCTGTTATACTTTTAGTGCAAGCCCCGAACGAGCTAAATGCGCCGCTTCGGGGCATCGTTATCTATAAACCTTGCCGTAAATGGTGAAAGACCCGTCCGCATTTATCGGAACTGGGATAGGTGTGATCTGCTTATCATAGACTTCGATGATGCCAAAGCCCATTTGCCAATTAGCGCTACCAGCCTTTAGATAGCCTGCTTTCTTGGAGTCCATAAGGTTACCTACCTCGAAGCCCCAAACTGTCTTAAAACGGCCTTTGAAGCCCGTAGAAACCCCTTGCAGGCCCAGTCTATGAGTGTGGCCACATACAACAGACACACCAAACTTATTAGCCAAACCTGCTGCAGTGCCGCCTGCATTGCGGTTAAGACTTCCCTCGTCGCCATGAACTAATACCCAGTTTGGTAGGAATTCGTAGGGTTTGTTATGGAACTTGATTCCCAGCTCATCGAAGCCCATGAATTTAGGGTAATTAAGCTCAGGTAGTCCGAGCAGGCTAGGTGCTCCTCGCATGAGTGTGTGGTAGAGGCGGTCTGTGTGGTTGGATCTAGTAACGTCTGTAACGCCGAGTTCCCAAAGAATATCTTTGCAAGCTTCTCTATCAGCATCTAGTTGCCCCTCATACTCTAGCGGTGTGCCTTTAGCCCACTTGCTTTGGCTCTGCATATCTAACTCATCGCCTACGCAAAGGACTTGGTCGAACTTCTCTTTACGAACTAACTTAGTTAAGCTCTTTACTGCCTTTTCGTGATGGTATGGAACTTGTAAATCTGAAATTACAAGAATTCGCTTCTTAATCGTCATCGTCCTCTTCATAAGGCGAATGGTCTGGATTTATTGGGTCGAAGTCTGGGACATCTGGAACGAACCAGTCAGGCCAGCCCATGCGATCTGTGCAGACTCCTAGAGCTTGGTCAGTAGGGAAGCCGGCACGTCGTAAAGCCAAATAGTATTCGCGGATTTGGATTGCATGAATTTCTAGCGGTGTGTAATCCTGTAATTCAACAGTCTTTACTTTGCGTTTCTTTGCCATAAGCGCTCGCTATCCACTCAGTAGCTTCTATCAGCCAGTAGATGCCGTTAGTGCGGCAGTCCCCGTCCGATAGAGCCATGTCTTATTTTGCCTCTAGAAGTATGCGATAAATCTCATCGACACGCTGTTCAAGGCGTGTAACTTGGTCTTTCATTGATGAGCCGTGATTTGGTTTTAATTCTGCAAGAGTTTCTTTAACCTTATGCTTGAACCAATAACTGATTCCTGCACCGATTGAAAGAATTACAAAAAGGTAACCGCTAATAGCAGTTGCCCACATTGAGAATGTATCTAGCGTCATAAGACCGCGACGAGGACGCCAACTGTTACTGTGCCTTGTGCAGCGATGCCGTAGAGCGCAGAACCATCTGGGACTGTGAAAGTAATCTTGTCGCCATTGTCTAGCTGTAAGCCGTTGCTGGTAGATACAGAAGCGTTACCTACATAAACAGATCCTTTAGCGTGAATATGAACTTCTAGCGGCATACCATTAGCAGTAGCCAAAGCTACTGGAGTTCCATCTACGACTGTCTGGGAAGTCGAAATGCTCATTACTTATCTCGCTTTGGTAGGTAGCCAAATATGCCGCATAGCACAGCGCTTAACACTGAGCGGTAATCTGGCTCGAAGTTGCTTACTGACCATGCCAAAAGGAATGAACCTGTTGCCATAAAGTAAGGGTTGGTGATTTTCATTATTTACTCCAATTCGGTCTTACAATAATTCGAACGAGCGATACTGCACGATTCTTTCGGGCGACCCCGTCGCCGTTAGTCTGCGACTGTGCGCCAGTGTTACCCTCGATGGTTCGGATAAGGTTAGGCTTCGTCGGATCATAATCGTAATCGAGTATTCCAACGTGTTCGGCTTTTCCTGTTCTACTAAAATCAAATAGAACCAAGTCACCCTTTTTTGCCTCGGCAAATGGAACGACTCTATTGTGAGCGCGTCCCCATGCCTCGATATGAGGGCAGTAGGCGGTATTTGGTATTGCCTTTTCTTCTTTCCCAATAACAAAGCAAGCTCTAACGAAAGTAGCGCACCACGGCTGATGATTAGCATGACCAGCAATAGCAGCGAACTTATTATCGTTATTCGCACCCTCTTTATAGCCTACCTCTTTACGAGCGGCAGTGATTACGCCGCTTAGACTCATGCGAGTAGAAGCTTCGCCTCGTCCTCGGTGATACCTAACTTGGCAAGTAGATCAGCCTTAGCGGTTGCCTTAGCAGCTTCTTCTGCCGCCTTTGCTTCCTGCTCGGCTTCGAACGCCGCCTTATCTGCTTCACGCTGTGCGATTTCTTCGGCAGTTAGTTCTACCTCTGATACCTCGCCAGTCTCGCAATTAACTACGATTTTTGTATCTGCCATTTGTTTTCCTAACTGTTCTTGATTCCGTAAAGATAAGCGGTTGAGTATTGGACGAAATTTCCTGATGCAGGGGTTAGCGTGATACTGTTAATCGCAGAAGTGTTTGACCATAAAGCAGCCACAAAACCAAGAATGTTATTACTGCTTGAATTGTTTTCAAGTGCTTTATCTATCGAAATAGCTTTGTAAGTGCTTCCAGTATAATTGGTAATATAAATATCGCTATTACCAAATGTGTTAGATGTAGCAGTTGAGCCGTCAGTTTCTCCAGCGTAAATAGTAGTTTGGCTAGTGAATGGCCCATCGGTGCTAGTGCCGCCACCAATACCAATGAATCTCAAAAATGAATAGTTCGCGGAGCTACTTCCATTGAAATTTAACAGGATATTTGAATACCAGTTCGCTTCTGTTGTGCGAACGGAAACGACCAGCTTCAAATCCGTATATGTGCTAGGGATTGAGGTGAAACCTATTGTTGCCGCGCCACCAGCGCCAACAGTTACGCTTGAAATTAGTGTATATGTATCAGCCATTATGCCGCCTTGATTCCGTAGAGCGTAAAGGTTGTTCCACTAGTAAAGTAACCAACGCCAAAGGTAGCAACGTTGATCTGTGTAATAGCGCTAGTATTTGAACGCATCGCTACGCTTGCTTGAACTTTAGAAGTTGCAGCGTTGGTTCGACTTAAAATGGTTTTATAGGTTGTCGAATTACTGTAATTCTGATAGTTAATAATCAAATTACCGATAGAGCCAGCGGCGGCTAAGGTCGCAGGTAAGTAACCCACATAAGCGCCGCTAGTAGCCCCTTGTCGTCCTGAAGTGGCACTAGATCCATCGCCGCGAAGCCAAGTGGTCGAGTAACCACCTGAATAATCATTATTGACGTAAGTTTGAATAAGCACGTCGGTAGCGGCATAAGTTCCTGCACCTGATACCACCACAATTAAATCGGTATATGAACCGCTAATTGAAGTGAATGAAACGTCGCTAGTAGTGCTATTGGCTAACGTAGTAGTCGCTATCGGTGTATATGTAGAAGCCATTAGCCTTTCACCCCATAAAGTGCGAATGATGAGCCAGAAGCGAAGTTACTGCCAGCCATGTAATTTGCTAAAAGAATTGAAGTAGTCGCGCTTGTTGAATACCAACCGCTAGAACGTAATTCGACCACGCCTGAACCATTCGCATCGTAGCCGTCAAGAATACGAACAGTCTTATTCTTGTTGGTGCTGCCGTAATCTAGAATGTCGATAATTGAAACGCCAAAGATATTGGCAGAAGCAGAAGCCGCTGGGGTGGTAGCTGCGTAGATGATGTTATCGCTTGCATAACCGCTAGCAGTAGCGCTTGCGCCATCGCCTTTTAGGTAATGCCAAGAATAGTTAGTTCCGCTATCGCTATTTAGGCGCATATAAATCTGGTCGGTAGTAGCAGCATAAGCAGAACGCGAAAGAATACGAATTTGTAAATGCTTATAGGTGCTTGGAATACTGCTAAAAGTAACGCTGCTGGTAGAACCAGAACTGGTTACGGTAGCAATAGACTCATAGGAGTTGGTGCTGCCACCGCCAGACTCTAAGAATGGAACGATTGAATTAAGCAACTGCGCCCACCACATACCAAGTATCGGTAGCAACCTTGATGCAAGCCGCGCTCTTG